TCTTCAGCGGAATCTGGGATAAAGTGGTGAGCCTGTTCAAGAAAGTGGGCACCAAGATAGGAGACCAACACCTATGCTCTTGTCAAGGGCTTTGAAAAGCAGAACCTTTGACAAGAGCATACTAAAACTACCATGAACCGGCAATGGTAGTTTTTTTGTGTTCTTAAAATAAAGGTAGCCTTTGAATGTTACTCCGGAGGACATTTAAAAGGTGAAGGAGGAAAGGAGGTTAAAACAGGGATAGTATGCAAATTCGTTTGTTGCAAACCCAACTGATTGATAGTATAATTATCAAAACGGAGGTGTGGCATGCTGGGTGAAGATACAATCAAAAAGGTTCTGAATAATATTCTTCAGGTAGATAAAGCAGAAATTAAGTACATAAGAAAGATATTCAGGTGTCTTGATGAGGCTCTCGAAGCAAAAGAAAAGCTTGAATATGAAGAAGATGAAAAAGAACGAAAACATTTAGAGTGGCTTTGGGGAAGGCGGGATGGTATATGGGTGGACTTGTCAAACCTTGCTATATTTGAAGTGATATGTGAGTCGTTTCAGCGATACAGTCCTGATGAAAAATATGTGCCGCTTATTTTGCAGGCTTATGAAGAGCATAAGGACAGAATAAAGGCGTGGGATCGGGGTAGTAAATTCAGATTGCAAAAAAAGCCCATTACAAGCGAGCGAAAGGCTAGAAAATCTTTGGAGGAATTTATCAAAGGGCTAAATAAAAATACGCCACTTGTTGCAAGGCTACTCTTATCGGATTATGTGACTGCTGACCATAAAAAGACTGCCTACGCAATCAGAGATTGGCTCATAAAGGACTTCGACGATTTAATAGATAAAATAGAACCTGCCAGGCAGGAATATATCATATCGAGAAAAGGAAATGTAAAAGAAGAAGAAGTGGAAGATATGCTGAAAGAGACTTTTCCGGATGAATATGATATGTATAGCAGCTGTCTACTTGGTAGACCTTTTATCCCGTTTGTATATTATCCGAATTTAAAAATCAAATAAGTTATATTTAAAGATTGCTCTGCTGATGAAGCAGAGCTTTTATATTTTAGGAAAGGAGAAAAAATGTCAGAAAAAGAAAAGAAAAAAGCCGAAGAGCTATCGGATGTGTTTAAGGATTTAGGCAGTGCCTTCAGAATTGTAAACTCTGAGTTTGCCGACTTAATGACTTCCATCTCTGCTGGAATAAATACTTTTGAAAGCCTAAAAAGAACATTCAATATGGAAGAGGAGGGAGGGATAGTTAAGAATTGCTTAAATAGTGTGTCAAAATTATTTGGCAACGCCAACGAGAAAATACAAGAAACTACAACCAACGCCTTTAAAGCGATTGAAAAGTCATATAATGAACTTTCCCTTACCCTTAAGAACGAAGGCGTAAAAGGTGCGTTAAATGAAATAAACGAAAATATCAAAAAATTCGGCAGTACCACAAAAGACAACTTAACATCAGCAGATGGAAAGTTCCAAACCTTCTTTGGCGGGATAAAAGAAAAAGGAACCTCATCATTTGGAAAGCTTAAAACTTCAGCGGTAGGAGCTTTTGCTACCCTAAGGGCCCATCCGTTTGCAATATTGAGTAAAGCCGTAGCAGGCTTTGGAGCAATTGCATTGGGAGTGTTTTCTGCGAGTATCGTGGGAGGAATCGCTTTGGCAGTCGTGGCTATAACCAGTTTCATAGCATACTTTAATCAGCTCATGGAGACCAACGAAGAGTTCAGAGAAAAAATAACGGTCATGTGGGAAGGCGTAGGAGAGGCATTTCAGCCTGCCATAGATGCCTTTGGAGAATTGTTTGCATGTTTAGTAACAGGCAAAGAATCAGTAGACGAGCAGGGAGGAGAGATAACAGAGTCATTCCTTTCTGTAGCTACATCAATCATAGAGGGAATTACAGGCATAGTCACTTTATTCTCAGATATAGTAACCGGAGTCGTAGAGTTCATCAAAGAAATACTGTTTACTACCTCTGAAGACGCGACCGGTCAGTCCCAAACCACATGGGACACCATAACGCAAGCTGTTAGCGAAGCATGGGCTTTGATAGAGAGTATATTTACTACTGCAACAGAAATAATTATGACTCTATGGGGATTTTTCGGAGAGGATATCATCTCTGTATTCTCGACAGTCTGGGAGAGCATAAGCAGCGTTATTTCAGGAGCGGTAAGCGTTGTGAGCGGCATCTTCGACGTCATAGTGGG